ATTCAATGTAGTTTAACGCACCGAAATAACCTGGTAAAGCATAAGCATTTAGGTTAGGACGATACTCCTTTAGGTAAAGAATCTGAGTGCCAGTTCTTATCTGTGAGTTGAAAGCGTTATAAACCTCTTTCTTATATTTTTGATCCTTCCAATTATCCGAATACCAAAACTGCGTATTGTCCTCGTTGGCTCTAACCTTCGTGTAGTCTAAGTGATAAATCTCAGATAGATTCCCTCCTACTTGACTCCATACTATTTGCATATAAGCTCCCCCGAATATCTCTATATCGGTAGAAACTTTGCGTAGAATTTCGGTTAACGATTCTGATTGGTTTGCGCTTGCGATGAATTGTTCACCAATGGGATCTGCCTCCCCTACGATTTTGAAACCATTACCAGTAATGTAGTTAACCTTGCCTTTGATAATCGAGTTATGCTTAGCAGACTTATTGAACAAGTCTACTAGATAATTCGGATATTCGTTTTTGTGTCCAAACTCAATATAGCCTCCGCCTTCGCCTTTCTTCTCTTTGTATTCTGGTTGCTTGGCTTCTGCAAAAGAAAGCACTAATAATTCATTGCTCATATATCTCGTACTTTGTAAGTATTCGGTGTATTTGTATAGCTAGTAAAGCTAAAATCAGTTGCATCTTTTAGGCTCATTTGACCTACCTCTACGATGCCAGTAGCATTCGCTGGATTAGTATTGCTTGTGCTTGTTTGCTCGTAGATTGTGTAGGTATATTCTCCGCTAGTCTTGTTTGCGAAGTGCGTATTAACTACAATATTAAAGCTATTAAACCTTTCTTTATAGGTAGATAAATCTGCGCTACCAAGAACTACAAAGCTTACTGTCTCATTCGTTACTCTTGACTTGAAAATAAATAGCCAATTAGGGGAAGTCAATGTAGCCTTCTCTGTTAGTGTTAAAACTATATTCTCAGTTTGTCCTTTAGTCAAGTGAATCATCGTTAATAAATAGCAATTAATTTATTTTTATCCTTAAACGAAAAAAGGGTAGGACTTCTGCCTACCCAATTCTCTCGCCAACCAAACGAACTATCTTACGAAGCTACCGTCAAACCTGCGATAATACCAGATGAAACCTCTGGAGCTAACTCGCCTTCAGAACCGCTGAAAGTCAAAGTATAACCAGAACGATCTCCCTGAGCAGTACCAGTAGCACCAGAACCGCCAGTGATATTGATACCATGAACTTTACCCAAATACCAATACTTTCCGTTATTGTCTCCTACTACTGCTGCCAAAGTATTCTGAGCAAGTAATAAAATTTCGTTACGAGTATTAGCTTGTAATTTGTTTAATATAATGGATAATTCTTGTGCGTAGAATACCGTACCATTTTGAACTGAAGCGTTGATATTCTCAGTAAGAGAAGAAGTACCAGGTACTAATTCATACTTACGGAATACTTTACCTGAACCTTTAACTACTGCCGTAATAACGCCAGATGCTTGTGTCGTAGAAGTAACGTTTCCTTTTTCAATGAAGTAAACTTCGGTAATCCCACCTAAAGAATCTCTACAATCTAATGTATATCCTTGAGTCAATGCGCAAGCCATATTTTTTTTCTTTAAAGTGTTTTAAAATTAGGGGAGTCCAATCCAATGGAATCTCCCCGAACCTATTTAAGATTATGCTAAGATAAAGTCAACTACTTCAGCAGGGAATGCGATATTCACACCCATCTTGAACTCAGAAACAAAACGTACTTGATCTGCTTCTTTAGCGTAGAACAATTCGAAACGCTCTTCTTCGTTCAACAAGTCAGTTCCTAAGAATAAGTTAGAGATACGAGTTGCGTAGATCTTAGAAGTTCCGTTCAAACCTGGAGTAGCTACTACCTTGATTTGAGTACCTGGAAGAACAAACTCAGAATCAGCTGAACCATCGAAAGTATAAGCGAACAAGTTAGCGTTCTTTAATGCGATAGTGTAAGTACGGAATACGTCTTGTCCTACCATAATAGCTACATCGTCTTTTCCTACGATCTCAGCAGGGATTGCCTTGTAAACTGCATCTAAAACTGCAACTACGTTAGAAGTAGTGATACCAGCAGAAGCTGCTAATGGAGTACCATAGTAAGTAGTAGTGTTTGCGTGAACTACTGAAGCTGAAGCAGCCAAGATTAACTTAGCCAAGCCATCAAACTTGTTCAAGTTTACGTTAGCAGAACCAGTATCTCCTTGCCAGATAGCTGTCTCTAATTGAGCAGCAATCTTATCAGCCTTACGCTGAGAGTACTCAGCAGAGAATGCGATTGAATCGTAAGAAGAACCAGCAGTCAAAGCCTTCTGCAAATACTTAGCCTCTAAATCTTTAGGGCATAAAGCTTCGTTTACCTTAATCTTACCTACTGTAACTGTACGCTGAGTGAATGAAGTTGAACCTGAAGCAGTGAAACCGCAAGAAGCACCATCTTGGAAGATAGCGTCAGTATCCATGATGTTAATTGTTTCAGCAGACTTAACGCCTACCATTACGTTTCCTTGAGACTTAATCAAAGAAGCCGTTTTCGCGCCTAATACAGAAGATGCTACTAATTGAGCTGCATTCTCTTCTGTGTAATTAGCTAATGAACTTACTACAAATGCCATTGTTTTTTAATTTAAATTGTGATTTTTTTTATTTTACAAACTTGTTCAAGAAGCGATCTACTTTATCCGCCTTTGACTCTGTTACTTTAAATGATTGCTTCGGAGCTTGGATAGCATCTGCGCTAGGCATCTTAGCTAACTCTTCTACCAAAACAAATACTTTCTCAAATGCTTGATTAAACTTACCATCCATCTCATCCAACTTAGCTTTTAAAGCTTCGTTCTCTGCTTTCAAGTAGTTAATTGTAGCATCCATTTCATCGAATTGATTTGACATTTCCTCTTCTTTTTCTTTTGTCATCTCATCTTCTACCTCTGGCATTTCAGCTTGAGGAGATTCGATCCCTTCGATCTTACCATCCACAACTGTTACCATAGTGCCATCTGCCAACTCGTACTCTCCGTTAGGAGCAGCAACTGAATTGCCAGACTCATCTACAAGCATAGCATCTCCGCCCATCTCTAAAGCTGATAAATCGATTTTAGTACCATCCATAAGATCATACGTTTCGAATGTCAACTCAGTAGTTGGCGCTTGTGCTACCTCCTCAGTTTGCAATTCTGCTTGACCAGAAAGCAATACTTTGATTTGCTCAATTCCTTCTTTAACTGTCATTGTTTGTTTAACTTTTGTTTATAAATAAATTAATTAAAATACTTTATCGTTTAACCTGCTCTAGGATGCTAACAATCTGTGACCACATTGCCTCTTCTACGCTCATCGGTTGCTTCTCTTTTTTGTAGTTAAATATGCCTTCAACTGAAAAACCTTTAAATTCTCCGCTCTTAATCTTCTGCCATACATCTTCGTTCTCTACCTTAAAGCTCCCGAACCAAGAACCCTCTGGCGCATCTTCAAATCCTTTCATCGGAGCAATGCCTCTAGAAGAATCTACGATAAATGACTCGTACAAAGTAATGCCATCTACGGCCTGAGCTTCATCGTGCATCAAGTTTACGTTTGACTGGTAGCCTTTCTTGAAGAACTTCTGCGCTATCTTCTCAATCGTTTCTTTTGTGAACGTTACATAGTACTCGCCATTCTGATCATTGCGATAGATAGGAGTATCGGCAAGCATCAAAGCGCCTGATACTATTCTTCTGTCCTCTGATTGAATAGCAAAGTTGGAACGTGCTTCCTTGAATTTTAAGAAGTTGCGCTCGATTGCTGGTCTATCTACTAATGCCACGAAGTCTACTTCTGCGCCATCGTTTAAGTCATCGCTAATTTCTAGCTGGTAAATTGGTAAATCCATAATTATATTCTTGCTGCGTTTTCTATTCTTCTAATTCTTTTCTGGCTTCCAGTTATATCCGATTCTACTACATAAGCTCTAGCTACTACGTTGCTAATTGTATTTAAGCTTGCAGAGTCTAAAGCCGTTGGAGGAGGAGGCGTAAATCTTGGAGCTATTGGAGCAGGCGCTGAAGAACCTACGCTAGAGCTACCAGTTGATCCTTGAAATTGCGGAACTTTTGTATTAACAATTGCGCTAACATTTGCAAGACCTCCTGCAATTACAGTACCTGCGGCAATAGCACCAAATGGAGGAGGATAAGCAGCTAATGCTTTACTAGCTCCTGCGTAAGTGTCAATGGTTGCCTGAGCAATTGCTAAAGCTTTCCCTGCTAACGTATTTCTACCAATTAAATTTGCTGCCGCTCCTACTGCATTTGAAATTATACTAAGTTTTGCTTCTTCTGTAACCTCAGTAATTTTTAATTCAGTAGCTTTATACTCAAATATTTGCTTTTGAATTTTCTCCATTCGAAGCATTTGGTTTTTCTCCCCTTGCTTCTGGATTTTATCAATTATAGAATCTGCATTCTTTGCCTCTTTGATTCTATCCTCGTAAATCTTCTTTTCATTAGCCTCATAAAGCTCATACTTTCTGTGTTGCTCCTCTTCAAATTGTTTTATTGAAGCATCTACTTGTGCTTGGTTTTCTTTTCTTCTTCTTTCTGCTTCATCACTAGCTTCTTTAGCGCGCTTTTTTCTTTCATCTTCTTGATCTTTAGCTACTTTGCGCTGCTCATCTCTAACGAATTTATTGTACTTCGTTTCAATTACTGATAGCTCTGTCTTTAAATCTCTGAATTTCTTTTGCTCCTCATCATTTAAGCTACCTTTTACCTTTAAGGTTTGGCGCAAAACATTTAATTCATTCTGTATTACTTCTTTTCTTTTATCAGATAATGTTTTTTCTGAAGCACCAGCAGCCTCTAGTACCTTAATTTCTCCTTCAAGAGCTTCTCTTTTTCTTGCTGATGCTTTGCTATATTTATCTAAAGCATCTTCTGCTGCATTTGTAATGCCTACTAAATCAGTAAACTTGTCTACTAGCGTACCTACATATTTAGTAAACTTCTCAAAATTTGGGAATAATTTAAATACTGCATTTTTGATTGCATCAAAGTTTGTAATAACTAAACCTAATGCAATAACGAAAGCACCAATACCAGAAGCAATTAATGCACCTCTTAAAGTAGTAAATGCTGCAATCGCAGAAGCTCGCATAGTAGCAAATGCACTAACTGCCGAAGCTCTCATAGAAGCAAGTCCAGCCGTTACATTTGTTTTTATTACTAAGCCTAAGTTTTTGAAAGCATCGATAGAGCCAAATACCGAGTTTAGTCCCTCAGATAAAGCTAAGGCAGATTGAACTTTTAATAATTGTTTTTGAACGTTTTCGCCTTCTACACCGAACAAAGCTAATGCTCCTTGCGCTCCAGCAAATGCGCCAGCTACTCCTTGAATAGAAGCAGAGAACGCCCTAAATTTAGCATCTGGACTAAAGGCATCGATAGTATCTTTAGCATCTCCAATACGATCTTTTAAATCTGCTGCTCTCTTAGCTGCGTTTGCAATTTCTTGCGCCGAAGCTCCAGCAGTATCTTGTAATTTAGCTAATTCTTGAGTCGCTTCTCTTAATTGACTGCGCAGACTTTTGGTGTCCGCTACAAGATTTATACCTACCGTTTCATTTACT